TTTTTAGTCAATTCGCCACTTTTTGTTTTCATTCCCAATGTGATACTCATATTCATATTATCAAATGTAACAAAGTCAATTTTTTCACTTGCGATACATTCATTAAAATATTCAATACATTGTTTTTTAATTTGTTCCTTTGTATCGTCCTCATATTTTTTGACTTGAATATTAATTGTTTCATATGTTTCTTTTAATATTGCCTCGGTATCCTTTGAGGTTGTTTCAAATAATGCAATTGGTTTATTATATTCGGCAATTATGTTTTTTCTAAATTCAGCGACTTTGTCTTTAAATTTATTAACGTTTGCCTTTTCATTTTTTGCGTCGTTTAGAGTATCCTCTGTCCATACAACTGTTGCATAATATTTTTTTAAATCTTCCGCAAATTTTTTTACCTCCTTAATATTATCTTCAATTTTTGCCAAACCTTTTATTTCGGCTTTGATTTCCCCTTTAAATTCGGGTTTAGTAATTTCATTTGTTGTTACAATTTTGTTTTTGTTTTCCATATATTTTTCCTTTCCTTTCTCATATAAGTCTAACAAAAAATAGACTTATTGTAAGCGGTTAGTTTTAACGTGTGTACGAGTTTAACCACCTACAATAAATCTATTTTATCACTCGTACACTATAATAATTATAACATAATGACTATATTATTTCAAGTCATTATCCGGATCATTTAACCAGTCATAGTCAAACAATTCTTTTGCCTCTGCGGAAATTTCTTTTGTTTCCGGTTTTTTCTTAATTTCATTATCAATTATTTGTTGATATGATAAATAATTACAACCAATCCAATTATTTAAAATTCCGTTAATATAACCAAATGTTTTTTTATTACTCAAAACAGCAATTTTAACAGCATAACAAATTATTTTTTCAATGTCATTTTTTTCAAACGACAACGACAACCAACTGTTTATTTTTTCATATTCGATTGGAGCAATAGTACGTCCAAAATTTTGCTCTATATAATTAAATATATTATTTGTTGTTGTTTGTAATAAATCTTCTTTTACATCTTCTTTATTCTCTGTACTCTGTTTATCTTCTTCTTTATTGCCGTTACTATTTGTTACATTGCCGTTACTATTTGTTACATTGCCGTTACTATTTGTTACATTGCCGTTACTATTTGTTACATTGCCGTTACATTGTAACGCTAACTGTTGTTTTTGTTTTAAACGATATCGGCGTACACGTTCGGCACTTTCGCTTTCTTTTCCGGTCATTTCCGCAACCTGTGTCATATAAATTGTGCCGTCGTCTAATATTTCCATAAGTCCAAGACTTTCAAATATTTTCACGGCAGTCCTTACAATATCCACGTTTGTTTCGGTAACACTTGCCAACATTTCCTCGTTATATGGTACTAAATTGCTAAAACGTAAATGACCTATCGTTTCAACACTTTCCAACATTAATGCTAAATAAAATATAACATAGTCTTTACCATTCGGCATATTTTTAATGACTTTAATTTGCGAACTTTTTAAGAAATCTTTGTTTAATTTAAGCCAATATCTCTTTTTTTCTTCTGTTGCCATTATTTGCCTCCTTTATATTTTATTGGTACTAATACAATTGACCCGTCGTCGTACAACTCGACGTAAAAATCATTTGCTTTGATATTATCCATTATTATTTTTGGTAACAATAGTCTGTTTTTATGATCCAATTTTTTCATAATACGGATAAGTAATTTTTTTGTTTCCACTCGTACACCTCCTCTACTGTCTTAATTATACCACTAATTCCCACTAATTGCAAGATATTTTTATATCTTTTTACTCGTACATTCCACCTGCCATTCCCCATTCTTTATCATATTGATTTTGTAATATTTTAATTTGTAATTTAATTGCTTGGATATTTTCTAAATTGGCACGATATATTGCCTCCGTTGATAATTCGCCAAATTTCGCATTTGCCACGTCCTCATTGCCACGTGCAATGTCATATGCAATTGTTACAGCCATTCCGTCATTTTTAAGTCTTAATAATTCTTGTGCTAATAATATACGATATTTTTTATATGCACTCGCATATTCACGTCCTGTTTGTGATAAACTCGCAACAGCATTGCGTAATTCCTCATTTTTTTGTTGTATTTCTTTATATATATCCATAAATTAGTCCTCCGTTATTTTTGACATATCGTTTAGTATTTCTTTTGCATTTACTTCTAATAATTTATAGCTTGCTTCTGTAACTCCCCAGCTATTTCTAGGTGTAATCATGTATCTATCCTCAAATATTTTTATTATCTCTTCTTTGTCGTCGCCTATGGTTACAAAACCATCTATCTTACCGCACCAATAGCTTGCAATTAAGTAAAATTTTTTATTCAGATCTATTTTCATTTTTTCCTCTTTTCTTGATAGTCTAACATTTTTTTGTATAATGTATTAACTTCAATTTTAAAATAATATGCTAAGTCGCAAACCATTTTTGTTGGCATATTTTCAACATTTCGTTGCCCCTTTGCATAACGATATAATGTATACATACCAAGTCCCAAATCTTTTTGTACCTGATATAACGACACTTTTTGTCCCTCAAATAATTTTATCATAATTATTTTCCTCCATTATGCTTTCATAAATTTCTTTTTCATATTTATTTAATTTTATACGCATTTGATTATTTAAACGGCATTTGCGTTTAATAATAGAGTAGGTATGTAACATTTTCATACTACGTTTATATAAATGTTGTAATGTTTGGTAAACTTCGTCCTCATTTGTTGCTATCCAATAACCGCCCGTTACGCTTGCCTCACTACATACAATTTTTTGTAATGTATCGCATTCACGTATTTTTTGTATATATGTTCTCAATGTTTCATTTGTATTTATATTAAATGCTTTCATTAATTCATTTGACTTGATCCTGTTATCATATCCAACTGCATTTTCTTTTAAATAAGTATATATTTTATATGCTAATGGTCTATTTTTACGATATTTCATATTTTTTTATTCTCCTCATATCCTAATGTTTCAAATTGATATATTTGTATAATATCTCTTGCATATTCTAATGTTTCAATATCATATAACCATATTTTATTTGCTTCTTGATCGTTTGAAAGAAATGACTTTTTATCAATAATTAATTCGTCAATTCTATTTAATAATTCTTCTTTTTTTATTGTTGGCTTTATAAAATTAATTTTTTTCATTCTAATATCCTCCAAATTCTTTTTTTAATTCATTTAATAACTCGTCGTATTTTTCTTTTGGTAAATTTTTAACCGCGTATTTTAATGTAAAATAATATTTATCAATATATTTTATTTTTTCAGCAGTTTCTTTTTGTACGCCATAATAAATTAATGTTATTGTTAAAATTATAAAAATTATAAACATATCATACCTCCGTCCTCAATACATTGTTCGCAACAGTCCCCACAACCGCCATTGATATATTCGGTTGTGTCTGTCAATTCGTCGCTCGTAAAATATTCCCCGCATATTTCACATTGTTTTGCTTCCTCATATGCTCCGGAACATAACGGACAACCTGTATAATGTTCAATAAATGATCCACCCTCACATGTTCCGCCCGGTGTCCTGTCCTCACTATATTGTTTTGGCTCCTCAAATATTTGTCCACAGTCTAAACATTTATACATATTATTTGCCCTCCTTTATCATTTCTTTTAATACTTTAATTTTTTGACGTAACTTTTTATTTTCCTTACGTAAACGTTCCGCCTCCATAGGTTCCCCCAATTTTTTCATAAATTCTTTGTATAATTCTTCTTTGATAGAATTTTCTAATGCCTCAACTTTGTTTTCTAATGTGTTTATTTGTCTATGCTGTTTTATCCATATTGGTATTTTATTTATTTTTTTCATTTTTTCTTCAAACGTTTCAACTTTACTCATAATTTATTCCTCCTCAAATAAGTTACTGTGTTTAAATAATAAATAGTTATTAATTGCATTGGCGTATAATGTGCGTTTAAACATTGATCGCAACAATAATACTCCAACCCATTATCAACGACGTATCCATTCAATTTTAATTCTTTTCCGCAATGATTACATATTCTCATATTATTCCTCCTCCATAACCATTTCTATTTTTTCAATATGTCCATTAAATTTTTCAATATTATTAAAATTACCATTGTACACATATCCATTTGCCGACTTTTCAAATGCGTTACTATCAATAACAAATTCAATTACTGATCCGTCCCATTTTTGTTGACAACCATTTTTTGTATGTGCGTCTGCCTTTTCCTCTATTTTAACAACTTTAATTTGTTTCCCTGTGTCTAATGTAAATATATATTTCGTACCAATTTCCCCAAAGTATGATCCTAAGGCAACGCCTATATATTCGCCCTCCATTAAGTAACCATTTTCAATTTTAATTTTACCTGACGCATTTATATATTGCCATTGTTTGCTTGACTTGTCCGTTATCATTTTATAATCCATATATGTTTTTGTTTGTGAATTACTACAAACGGAAATGTTTTTAACGTTAGTCTTTATTATATCCACGTTTATTTCGTCATTTTCCGTCGTTTTAACGGCTTTTTGTGTTTCCGCGACTGTTTCATTGTCCCGTGCTTGTTTCGTTTTAAATTGCCCGGTAATTACGTATGATACGACGTTATAAATAACAAACGATATCATAAGTAATATAAATATGCGTTTCAACTTTCTAATTATTTTTTTAAATTTGTTTTTCAACCCCCTTTTTAATTTTTTACGTTTCATAATAATTTCCTTGTTCCTTTCATTTCTTTCTCCAGCCCTTAGGATTGCTTTTTGTTCTGAAGCATAACAGATTTTTTTAATCTAACTCTTTTAATATAAATTCTAATCCCGTAATAAAATCAGTATAAGCATGATATAAATCATCACCATAATCTAGTTTGTTTTTTTCGATTTCTTCTTGATATGATACAATCATATATTCGATTTCTTCTTTAGCTGTGCGTTTAAACATTTTTATACCTCCTTTCTATTAATCAATTTCCATTTTTGTTATAATATCTTTTCAATTTCCCATTTTTGATCGTTTTTAATTATGTTTTCATATATATTCCTCCAACCATTTCATAAATTTTTCATTGTGGTATTTTTCCATTGCGTCTATTATTGCTTCTCTTATTTCAGGCACTTCATTGTCGTTTAACATTTTTAATAATTCCTCAAATTCATATCCTTTTAAATTTTCTATTAATTGTTTTTGTAATTTTTTCATAATGTGTTCCTCCTCTACTGTCTCCATATTACCATATTCCATATGGAATAGTCAAGTACTTTTTGACATTTTCTTTTAAAACTTTTACAAATAAAAAAAACACCGTTTTATAGGTGTTTTAATATTAATCTTTTCTCAACATATTCGGGTTTTATTATTGGATTTCCCTTTCGGGTTGTTTTTCCGCAATATTCACGTTCAAAACATAATAATATATCACGGATCGCAACTAAATTTTCTTTTGTAAGTTTACCAATAACATTTTCGTCAATTAACTCGCTCGTAATACTTAAAAACATATCATAATCATAATGTTCAATAATATGTAAATAATCGTGGCTTGTATTTTGCCTCAATATTGCGGTATTATCGTGAGTTAGTTTACCGCCAAATCTTGCAGGTATTATCAAATGATGTGCGGATAATTGATCCGTTCTTTCAAACGTATATCCCATAAAATCATATTTTAATTTTTTGAGATTATATTCATTTATCATTATACGAGTAATTTCTTTCATAAGCCCCTCCAATGTTTCACGTGAAACAGTTATTTAATTATTAGTTTTTGCCCAACATATATTAAGTTTGGATTTTTACCAATAACGTCTTTATTATCCTCATATATTTTTTGCCAAGACGTATTATATGCTTTTGCAATTTTAGATAAATTATCGCCTGACTTAACAACATATGTAATTGTTTCAACTTTTCCTGACGCTTCCGGTATTCTTATGTGTTGTCCCGGATATATCAAGTTTGGATTTGCAATTCCGTTATATTCTGCCAATTTTTGATATGTTGTTCCATATAATGAGGCAATTCTTGACAATGTATCGCCTTTACCAACAACGTATATTATTTCGCCACTTGGTGTTGGAGTAGGGGTTGGCTCAACATAATGTACGTCTCCAATTGCAGGATTTATGATACACCCTCTAAATGAGTAACCGCTTCCCATTCCCCAACGTCCATTTGTATTTTTACGTATTGAGTTCCAAAAAGCACTTCCTCCGTATCCACTTTCACTTGTATATATTTGATTAGCATTATCAATACGCTCAACAACGGCAACGTGTCCCGCACCGTCATTTCCGCTTAATGTATCGCCTTTTTGCCATACCATTATGCCACCTAACGTTGGATAATTAACAACCTGTAATCCTGCTAATTTTGCCCTTTCAA